TAATATAATACTATACCAATCTATAATATTTTTTAAGTGGTTAACGATCTGGTCGTATATCTAGAAAATTATACAATTTATTTTTAAAATTAAATTGTATATGTGAATACTAATTAATATTTTCATTAATCGTATAAATTAATCGTAAAAAATTATTTTTGTATGTTCTTCGGGATATGCATGTAACATATCATTATATGTATCCCATATTAATGTTACCGAACTATTTCCCTTCGATGAAACTACGCATTTACCATTATTATTGAACATACAGCCATATGCAATCGTAAGCCCATCTCTCGTAATTTTAAATATTCTCGGTTTCATATATACTTAGTCATAAAATATAAATTGTGTGTCAGAGTGACCGTTAACACTCTTTAAATCGCTCAACGAGTCCCAAATAACGACTGATTTAAACATCCCATTCCATGACACGGTGCACTTTCCTGACGGAAAAACCACCCCGTAAGCAATAACAATACCGTCGCGCAACATGCGGAACGTTCTAGGTTCTGCGTAATATTCCATAATTATTATTATTAATGTATATTATTTTAATTTAAATTTAAGAATTCTAATAATGGCTTAAGCATAAAAAAACTACAAATAAGTATAATGAGTAATTCAAGATATAACCATTCAATAATTTATAAGCTATGTTGCAAGGATCCAACAATTGAAGACTTTTATATTGGGTCAACGTGTAATTTCTATGCACGGAGAAGAGTTCATAAATATAATTGTAAAACATTAAATTATCCTGTTTACCAATTCATACGCGATCATGGAGGATGGGATAATTGGACTATGATACAATTATTATTATTTAGTTGCACATCTAAAGCAGAGAGACTTCTTAAAGAAAGGGGATATATTGAAACACTTAAACCGACACTTAATTATAGTATTCCTGGAAGATCAAAGGCTGAATATGGTAAAACTGAAAAACGGAAAGAGCAAATGAAAAAATATTTTGCGCAACCTGAAAAAATTAAAATGGTAAAGATTAGAGCTAAAAATTATTTCCAAAAAACGAAAAATATAATTATTCAATGTAGTTGTGGCATTATGACAAAACAACATCATCTTTCAAGACATAAGAAATCTTCAAAACATAATGATAATTTTGTGAAACGTATTAAATCTGATATTGAAAGATTTGAATCAATTGAAGCACAATTCACAACCGATTTTGAAAATGATAAGCTTAATTTTAATAAATTTAATTAATATTTATGTATACTATAACACATAAATATGAGTCAGTGGGTTTCACATGTAAAACGCTATGCAGCAAAGAACAATGTGCCATATAGGGATGCTTTGAGTCTAGCAAAAGAATCGTATCAATCTGAAACGAAAACTAAACCAGTACCGAAACCGAAAGTAGTAAAACCTAATAAAAAATTAGAGGCTATTTTGCCACCGGCTCCGGTTAAAAAACCAGTAAAGAAACGTGTGGCAAAGAAAAAACCAGTGATCGGTGGAAATGCTCATATATGTGCTGGATGTGGATTCTGTAACGATTAATATATTTATAATTGTGTAATAACATAACTTACTGCTTGATATGATACATTTCCAGAAGTACTATTTTGCGCGGCTAATTCAATCGTATCATTATGCGCAAGTTGGATAACATCGGTTAGTGAATACGCAGTTGTGAGAGCCGAACCCAATAAAAGAGATGTTGTTACATTTCTCTGTCCTCCGATTGTTGTTGATCCATTATGTGAAATAAAATTTGTCAATGTAGCAGAGACTGCCAAAGCCGTTGTTGAATAGTTTATTGTCACAGTAAAATACTTTGTTGGTGTTCCCGTATATTGACATTGACCGGTTGATGATGTAAAACTAAAATCAGAATTTGGGTTGACTGTTTGCGTAAAGGATGTAATTGGTACTAATTTAGGAGTATTCGCAGTGAATGATATTGAAACAGTGTCAGGGCTCCATATTGATATTGCCGATGGATTTAATTGAGTTATATTATTAACATTATTAATATTATTACTACTACTCATATCCAAAGCGCCGGTCATTGTATCACCAGCTTTTTTTACAAATAATGAGCCGGATACAATCCATGATGATGTCCCCTGATTCCAAAATTTTAACATATGAACAGTTGAATCAAATATAAGATAACCTTGCATTGTCGAATTTGCTATAACATTCGCTAAATTAGCCGTTGAAATTGTATATGGTTGAGCTATCTGTATTGCATTTGGAATTACATAAAAATTATTCATAAAATTAGTTACATCGGTTAGAGTATATGTTAAAAGTGTAGCTGTGGATGGAGCAACATATCCACCAATTAACCAACTTAATATTATAAAATCGCTAGATCCGTCATATCCCCACGAGCATACATTTGAAAGACCTTGATAGTCATATAATGTTGGATCATTTTGTCCAGATGGTGAATTACAATAATAAATCACGTATGGTATTGGATTATAATTTAGATCACTTTGAAGACTCATTTTAATAATTATATATTAGATTGAGTTATTTAATTTAACATAGCCAGAACATTGCAAGACACATTATTAAATGAAACGGTTGCAGTTGAAACTGAGTTATTTGCGCATAACTGCATTGTATCATTTGTATTCATATTTACAATATCGGTAAAACTAATAGTAATTACAGATCCTACGCCAGTCGTATCAGAGTGTTTTGCAGTTGTCTGAGATGTGGATAATACAGTACTCCCATTTATAGAGTTATATAAAGTTAAGACTGTATTTACACCTGTTGAAATTGACACTGTATAACTTATTTTCATTATTCTCGATCGTGTTCCGGTATATGTTAATATTCCAGGCGTTACTTGAGTAAATAATGATAGAGGCCCCGATGTACTTGCAGTCGGAGGTATTAATCTAGCTGTTCCTGCGGTAAATGTGGGAAGATATGCCGTCACATTTGAATACCATGCCCCATATGCATCCTGACACGTAAATGTACCGTTTGCGGTTGTTGTTATTCCAGCTCTTCCTAATCCTAATGAAGTAGCTAACGATCCTGCGACTGTTATCGCTCCAGTACTTGATACATTATTTACAAAGATATTATTAAACTGATTTGTACTACTAACTCCTAAATCGCATGTATTATTTGTGCTTGGTCTCCAGTTAGTTCCAGCACCAACTAATAATGAACTTGTGGTTGAATTTGTTTGATTAAATCCTATGGCAACCGCATCATTAATACCAGCGGTTACTGTATTATTTCGTCCAATAAGAATATTACGCTGTCCAGTACTATTTGAGTTACTAAACCCATAAATAAATGCTCCTCCGGCTCCATTTGCATCAGTGTTATCATTACCATAAATTATACATTGACCATTTGTTGATCCTGAAGTATTATTATTATTTCCGTAAATTATTGATTTACCACCGCCCGATCCTCCGGCAGTATTCGAACCACCAACTGAAATAGATCCGGCTCCCGAAGTAGTATTTGAAGATCCAATATTTACCGTTGATGTTGCCGTCGTAATAGTTCCCACATTAGTGATATTATTTGTATTCATTTGTAAATTACCAGCCATTCCGGTGACCCCGGAAAGAGGAAGGTATGGTCCGTTTGTATTGGTTGTAATAAGATTATTAACTGAGACGCTTCCGGTTGTATTAGTTAATGATCCCCCAGACCAAATATTATTAAATTGACTTCCAGTTGCCCCAAGATCACATACATTATTATTATTTGGCCTAATATTTATATTTATTGTATCTCCAATTAAGCAACTATGAGCAATAGAGTTATTTGTACTTTCACCTAATGAAATAGATCCTGTAGCGCCAGCAATACCACCAATAGCTATAGCATTTGTTGAATTTGCTGATGATGCGTACCCGATTGATATACTATGTCCACCGGCAATCGCGTGGTCACCAACTGCCACCCCGCGTCCATTATTACATATTGTTGAATTACCAACACATACCGAATTACCAACCGCTACTAATGTGGACGCCGCATTAAATCCAATACATACATCAGCAGCATTTGCAGATGTACAATTCTGACCGATACATGTTGATGCAAAAGAAGCTATACAATTTTGTCCTATTGCTATACCATCAAGAGTACCCGTGCATCCTATTCCTATAGCAATTGAACCAGCTGTATTATCCGTAGCTGCGCCATTACCTATTATCACATCACCAGAAGCTGACGATGTTGTCATTTTCGCCACATTCAATAAATTAAAAGCATTAATATCTAAATTACCAAGCATTCCAGTCACTCCACTTCGAGGTACAAATGGCCCCCCGGTTAGTGATGATCCAGAAATTCCCGAGTCTACAGTTACTTTTTGAAATGTATCAAATGCTAAAAGATTTCCAGCCGTCTGTGCTGTAGAACATGAAAGAATATTATCGACAGCACGAGAATATGTCTCTCCATCAAGATTACCCGCTAAAAAACAGTTAGTAAATGGATCTCCAGCGGTACCCAAATCACAATCTCCAATATTTCTAATATTAACCGTACTCGCATCACCGATTAAAATAGAGTGAGCCGTTCCATTAGTATTACCAACTGTTGCAATGTTATATGATCCGGTCGATGAACCAGGACCTATTAATACATTAGACGCTCCATTTATTGATCCTGAAATATACATTGTATCAAATGGTAACGAATTTGATCCCAAATTTGAACCAATTGCAAGATCTGGAATAATATCATTTACATTATTGATATTTTGATTTCCCATATTCAAAGCTCCGGTCATCGTTGTAGTCCCATCTAATTTTAAATAAGCACCCAAGGATGCCGTTGTTGCAACCGGAACACCATTAAAATCAAAAGTTGTCGCGGCAATATTTATTTCTCCTGGGGTTGTCATATCAATGAACGTTGACCCGGTCGGATCTTGATATTGTTGAGCTTTAATATCATTGGTTGCCAGGTTTGAAGCAATAGTTGTCAATCCTGGAGTTGCTGATAAATATTGAGTCTCTGAATTTAATGTTGATAAATTTGTTAACGTGCCGGCGATAAATGAATTTAAATCTACTGGTGTTGTATTGTATGCTGTGACGAGATCTTGCACATGGAGTGTTCCATTGAACGGATCTGATAATGGAGTAAATGCACAGTCCGAAAGCTGTATTAACCCCGATGTTATTTTTTTACCTACTGTTGTGCGAACCGGTAAATTTGGTAACAAGTCTTGAATAATGGCGCTCTGTATATTTATATTTGCAGTTCCATCTGTTAATGTTTGATTTCCACTTGATAAAAATCTTGATCCCATTATGAATTATAACGATATTATAATTCAGATATATATATTTTTTATAAATGTGACGCTCTTTCATTTTCTAAATATTTTAAATGTTTTTTTGATCGGTCATGTCTTGCTTTACATCTTAAAGTGTATTTACCTTTACATTCACAATCGAATTTTTGATTTTTCTTTTCATTTAATTCATCTTTATGTTGTTCATAATAATTTGCCCATTGATCTTTTACTTTATCGGGATTATTTTGTCTCCATATTTTACAATCTTCATTTAATTCTTCTTTATTTTCCTCATAACGTTCTTTCGGTGTCCGTGTTGGAATGGAATGATTTAATGAGGCTTTAAGTATTTCAATCCAATGTCGTTCTCGAGCGAGCAATTCAAATTTATCTTTGCACGGATAATGTTCAATTAAAATTAAATTAAAATTATTCCATCCACCATTATCTCTTATGAAGACATAGCACGGGGAATTATAATTTTTTTGATTAGGATTATTACATGATCCTTTATGATGTTTTTTACGTTCGTTCAAATTAGTGGTTGATCCGACGTATATATCTGTGATTGTTAGATCATTACAGACAATTTTATATATCGATCCATTAGCAAAATCTACATTGTATTTGGGCATTTTAGTTTATAATTAGTTATAACGGTTTATAACTAGTTAAAAGTTATGTCTTTAAGTGTTATTCGATCAGACATGTTTTGCGCGCTCAATTCCAATATCGCGAACAGTCATTAAAAATGCAAGTGATTCATGACCACAGACTTGTGAGGTATGTCCAATCTGATCCATTAAATGATTTGTATCTCCTAATTTATACCCATGTTTAATTAATCGGTGTACTAAATGAGGCAACAATTTTTTAACAGATCGATTATACGAATCCCATAAATATGCGTGTTTTCCAATAGTGACTAATCCCATCCAATGTATTCCAGGATGATTGTGATGCGAAGAGGACGTATTAACAACGAAATATTTATTTCTAGCAATATGTACATTATTCCAAGATACACAACCACCCCAATTATTTTTAAAATATTGTTTCCCGATTTTGTTACAAACATCTGAATCTAGTGCTTCCTTACCATATTCTTCGATAATATTGTTTTTGTGTTTTAGAAATACTTCTTTATCGGAATCCATTATATTAATATCTATTTATTTTAATACAATCGGCGCTTGTGATGACGTCTTCGTCCACCAGCGGGAGCCAATCCCATACCGGCTAATCTTAAAGCACCTCCAAGATGACGCATACGGTGATGTCTACGTCTGCCGTATCCGAGAGAACTGGCTACGCTGCCTACTTTGCCAGTGATTTCTGGAGCAATTCCAGCATTTGCGAGAGTATTTGCAACTCTACTAACTACTTGATTTTTACGGAGGAATTGGTTAGCTTTACCCAAAAAATCCATGATCCCCCTACCATGCATTCGGCGTCTACGGCCTCCCAAGTGATGACGTTTGCGATGCGACTTTCTTAAAATCATTCTTCCAGACATGTATATATTATTAATAATTTATATTAAAAATTTTATGAGTAACTTTTTTGAAACGAAAATAATTAAACTTCTCTAGTCGCAACATTTACAACCATACCTTGGGAAGTTGTAATATGCACCGTCTTTCGAAAATGAGCAATAATAAATAATCGTTTAGAGTCCACATTTTGTGTATATGTTGTATTAATTTGAACTTCTGTAGCTTTGTTATTTTCAGCACGATCAAATGAAAAGTGATAGAATGGTCCTCGTTGCATCCAATCATAGAATGATTCACATCCACAAGATCGCAAATCCATTCCTGACTCTTCATAAGAGTCGTGATATCGTTGTTCAAGATTATTTAACCCAGAATTTGTGAATGCAGCAGCAGCCGATACTGCGACACCATATCCAGAATTCCAATTTGTTGATGGCTTTGTAATATTCGCATATGTAACTTGAATATTTTGAAGTGATAAATCGGTATAATCTAAACATTTAAACATACTCGGAGGAATTTGAGCATTTTGTCCAGCATCAGAATCTTGTAAGAATATCGTCAAAGCGGTGGTTGACGGAGGTACTGAGAATTGAAGATTTGCGACGTATGGTTTCGATTGTACCATCATATCAGATAAATACAATTCTTTAATTGTGTCTGGAATTATCTTTTTCTCAATAAATGCATAAAATTTTACACTATTTACAACAATATAATACGGTAATTTAGGAGAGTTATATCGTGTCTCTGCCGCAGTTAATTGATAATTTGAATTTGGATTCAATTGAATTCGATACTCACCAGCTCCTAATTCTTCATCATATTTAAACAAACCAATAGGGGGTTGCCATATTGCGTATGTTGTACTACTTGCTTGTTTCGATCTAATTACATCGGACCGTATAATATACCAATCTGATGAATTAACAATTGCTGTGACAACATTTGAAACTAAAGTTAAAGATGTCGCATTCGTAACTGAAGAGATTTCATATGAAACACCATTTATAACAATAAGATCACCAGGTAAAATAGGACCTCCCGTCCGTTGTGGGAATCCTGTCGAAATACCATCCGAAATAGCATTTATAATAGTTGGCATGCCTGTTGTAAATAATGTTGCAGCTTGATTGCCTCCTCCGTTAGTACCTGTAACTGTATTTGATCCAGCAATTAATGATATCTGTGATGGATTTCTACCATTTCCAGCGGCTGCACCTGTAGCGGCGACAGATGGATAATAAATTTCGTGGTTTGATTGTTCATTTAATGAAGTTATCTGTGGACTATTTCCAGTGGGTAATACATAAATACTCGGATTTGCAGATACTTGCACAAGTCTTTTCAAAAATGAACTTTCATTTACCGCGGATCCATTACCCATAGATTGGAGCCATCCATATGTATTATTCAATCGAACATCTAAAGCACTGGCTTGCGCGGATCCTTGCACAATGCATGAAATATCTTGTTGACCTGTTCGCACATATGTATTATCAAAAAGGTTACCAGCTGCATTATCTGCAAACGCCGATAAATCACTCGGATACAAAGGTAAATTTGCCGTACCTGTTTCATAAATACTCATATTTATTCGAAAATAGCTTTTAGAAGGAATCCAACAATTTGGCGCTCCGATACTAAAAACATAATCTTGTATACCTCTGGGAAAAGCATCTTGTTTTACTTCTCTCGTGCAATTTACTTCAAAGTAGTTATTTTCCGTCATTTATATAATATCGGCACAGAATTATAAATTAAAGCTATAGTTTTAATTTATTTATAAGGGAGCTTCTAAATTTAGACTTCTCGAGTCGATACATTAACAACCAATCCGTTAGCAGTTGTGATTTGTACAGTCTTTCTAAAATGAGCAACAATGAAGACACGTGTATTATTTGCTATGTTCTGATTAAATACAAGATTGAGTTGTACTTCGGTTGATTTATTATTTACATCACGTTCAAATGAATAATGAAAGAATGGGCCTCTCTGTAACCAATCATAGAATGATTCGCATCCACAAGATCGTAAATCTAATCCAGACTCTTCGTAGGAATCATGATATCTTTGTTCAAGTTTATTAACACCAAGAGTAGTGTCAAATGTGTTAGCGGCAGAAGTGTGAGCAACGCCATAAGATGAATCCCAATTTGTTGACGGTTTCGTTATATTTGCATATGTGATTTGAATATTTTTAAGCGTTAAATCAGTATTATCCATTACTTTAAACATACTTGGAGGAACTTGAGGATTTGATCCAGATGTACCATCTTGAAAGAATATAGTCAATGCAGATGTTGATGGAGGGACTGAAAATTGAAGATTTGAAGAATATGGTTTTGATTGCACCAACATCTCATTCAAATATAAATCGCGAACAGTATCCGGTATCATTTTTTTCTCAACATAACAGTAAAATCGTATGTCATTTATCACCAATTGATATGGCGATGATGCTGCAATCTGTGAGAGTGGATTTCTACATTCAACTGCATTAAAATTGAAGTTTGTGTTAGGATTCAATTGAATACGGTAGTCACCAGCACCAAGCTCTTCAGAATATTTGAAAATACCAATCGGTGGTTGCCACAATGAATAAACAGATGAAGACGCCTGTTTATCTCTAATGGCATCATTACGAACGATAAACCAATCTGTAGTATTGGCAACAACTGGGGCGATTTCAACCAATACAAGTGTATCAGTATTAACACCTGCGGCGAGGGTTCTTGCAACACTAGCAATTTCATATTCAATACCTTGCACGACAAGAATATCACCAGGTAGAACTGGGCCCCCGGTATTACTTGGAAATCCAAAACCATTAGAAACTGCAACGCTGGGCATACCGTTAATAAAATCAACTCCGGGAGTTGTTGGCGGAGCTCCAACAGTAAATGCCACACCTGAAACAATTGAACCGGCGACTGGCTGAGGATTTGCTCCTGCGTTTGTTAATGGCGCAGCTATTGAAATAACTGCTGTGGCATACGCTGGATATAATCCGTTTATGGCAAATGTTGGTCTATAAATTTCACGATTACCATATGTGTTAATTCTTGTTAACTGAGGACCTGCATTATTGGCAGACCCAGGATTAGAAGCAACTTGATTGAGTCGTTTCATAAATGATGCTTGATTAACGGCAGTTGATGAGCCCATTGATTGCAACCACGGCAATGTGTTATTTAATCGAACATCAAGAGCACTCGCTTGTGCAGCATATTGAACAACGCTAGAAATATCTTGTTGACCGGCACGCATATATGTGTTATCAAAAAGGTTACCAACAGCGTTATCAGCGTATGCGGTCATCAAACTTGGAACTAAAGGAGTACCGGCTGCTATAGCTGGAGGTCCTGCATTAACTGCTGCCGTTAATGTCATTTCAACTCTGAAAAAACTTTTGGATGGTGTCCAACAATTTGGTGCACCAATGCTAAAAGTATAGTCTTGTACACCTTGTGAAAAGTTTGCTCCGCTTACGTTTCTTTGACAAGGGACCTCAAAGTAGTTATTTTCCGTCATTTTTATATATATACGCATATAATAATAATTTTTTATGGTTCAGAGAGACAATTAATATTTAAAAATTATAACAAGGTTATGTATATCCTTCAAATAACGAAATGGCTGTATTATTAGAAAAAACATTCAGTTATATATTCAACAGTGATCCAGCATCAGGAGCTCAACAAATTAGCGCCGATGGTAGCGTATTCTCTGTTACTTTGAATAATCCCATATCTATCCCTAAATCAGCAATTGACGCACAGGGTGGAGTATTACAAGCAAATATATGGAATACGTCTCCCAATATTGCAGCGGCATTTAATAATAATAAATTTAGATTCACAACAACACAAGCACCTGCCGGTACATACACGCTTACAATTCCCGACGGTTTATATTCGATTGATGGACTTAATACATATCTATCTACACAATTTACAAATTTAGGATTTGCTGCTTCGTTAATGGCGATTGGTGGAGATTTTGCTACACAGTCATCTATTTTGATAATTTCATTTGCCGGCGATAGTGTTAATTTTACATTTCCTAATTCAGTTAATTCAGTACTTGGATTTAATGCAGCTATTTACACTGCTCCAAGTAATGATTACTCTTTTTATTCTCAAAATCCTGCCGTATTTAATCGTAATAACTCATATATTATTGCTTCAAATATTGTATCACAGGGTATTCCTGTTAATAATCAGTCACAAGGAATTATTACAACTGTGCCGATTAATGTCGCCCCAGGTTCTCAAATTGTTTATCAACCTCAAAATGTAATTTGGTTCGATATTGTTGAACTCATCGGTTCGTCTAAATTAAATATACAATTTCGTTTATTGAATCAAAATCTTGTTCCAACGCCAACCGGGGGAGAAAATTGGTCATTTACACTTATGATTAAATATTGTATATTATTGAGTAATGCCGTTTTACCATTGAAACCATAATAAATATCTTTTTTTAATTTAATAGTGTTATTTATATAAATTGTTATAAATAATGCCACCGAGAATAGTAAATAAAAGAACTGCCGCGATATCGATCGTTAGACCGATTGAAGCTTTACAACCACCCCCAATGAATAAATCAGGAACTGGTTCATTAAATGTAATTTTGAAACCTAAACTAAAAGCGAATAAAAATCTACCCGGTACTAAATTATTAATTAAATTAGCAAAAGATCGTCAAAAATTAATTGATAATAAAAAAGAATCAAAAATAAATGATGAAATTATTGATAGCATGATTAATGATATTATGCGAGATTTAGATATTTAATTATTTAAATAAATGTATAATTAGGATGATATAAAGTACGATGATTCATTATTGATTCTTTAATCATTTCTTCTAATATGGGACTAGTATGACCTACTCCAAAATATACGTCTCTTGTTGATTTTTTACTATTATTAATAGTTCTTATGAATACATCTGATGGACCGGGAGGTAAATGTCTCATTATGTAATTAGGATAACTTTCCGATTTTCTGGTATCGTAGTCTTTAACCTCTAAATTATTTATAAAAAATAATATTCCTTTCCATTGATCATATTCATATGGCTTAATAGCTGTTCTAGATTTATATTTTTTCTCCAAATATTTTTTAAATTCATCTCTATCAACAGCTTGATTAATTTTCATTTCACCAAAGTTTAGATTATATGGAGGACTCAATATATCATTCACTCCGGTGATATCAGGAATTAGACCGGGAGCTGGTTTAACACTAGTATTTCTATCATTAGCTCGTTGAATCTGTGTCGGATATGTAAAATCTAATAGACCGGCATGTGGAGCAACTTGAGGTAATTGTGCAACTTGACCAGCTTGTGGAGCAACTTGAGCAACTTGAGGTAATTGTGCAACTTGACCAGCTTGAGCAACTTGAACTACATTTGCAACTAATGGTAATCCACCGGCTAATGGTGGTCCACCGGCTAATGGTGGTCCACCGAGCATAGCATTTATTGCTTGATTTATTTGTGCTTGACCTCCTGGACCACCGGCTAATGGTGGTCCACCGAGCATAGCATTTATTGCTTGATTTATTTGTGCTTGACCTCCTGGACCTCCCGCTTGAATTTGTGCATTTTGTAATGCAGCTAATAATGCTGCTTGATTTGCTCCTTGTTGTCCTTGAGCCAATGCATTAACCTGGGCATTTGCAATAGTGGCAGCAGTTGCAGCCGCTCGAGCCGCTTCCTCTGCGCGTATATCATTAGCTCGTTGTGTATCTACTGCGGATGATATACTTATTTTAAGACTCGATATATCTTGCACCTTTCCTTCTAATTGTTGAATAATTAAGTTTTTAATTAATTGTTCTTCCTCGTTCAAAGGTTGATTTGCTTCTTTTACTCTAAATTGTGTCAATGCAGTTGATCGACGTTGCATCCAATCTTTTTCTACTGGATCAAATGCCGTATCAATAAAGTTTTTCACAAGTTCGTTGAGATCTTTCTTGACAACCAATGAACCGGATGAAGATGCTTCTTCAGTTTGTTTAACAGCTTCCTCTTTTGTATATTTCACTGGTACAGGAACTTTTTTATCATATTTACTTTTCAATGCATCTTTATTGTATTCTTTAGGCTTGTCAGATGATACTAATAATCCCTGCTTTAACTGAAAATATCCTTTCGCATATTTTCCTATGTGGGCCTTTTTAGAATATTCGACAGTTTTCGCGTAATCAGTTCCTAATACTAATTTATTATATTCACCTTCTGTGATTGGAGCTTTGCCATCGTTTGTGGCGTTGGTATTACCCCATGAATCAATGTTTGTCGTAACGGGTCCTTTTGGCCATTTTTTGCCCAATGGTTTACCACCAATTGGTGTGTGCCATCTCGCATTTACTGGTGGTTTTAACGCATCTTTATTATATTCATCTGGTAATAGAGGAAGTGGTGCTTTAAAACTAGCAATCTCTAATCTATTTGGGTTATTGTATCCATAAGGGTATATTCCTTGTACATTGTTTAATCCAGCCATTTGTTCTATTTATATAAATAATTGATATTAAATAATTAACGTGGCTATAATTAAATAGATATTATGATGTTACCAATCCATAATTTGAGCGATGCTCAAGAACCCATAAGAAAACAAAAAAGACGAATACCGCGAGCACCAAATGAAATAGTTCCGATTCATTGTGCCGATAAAAAACACGATGAAATCTGGGATGAAAAACGTTCTAGAGATCTCGCTAATTTCCCGTGTCCAATGAGAATGATGCTTTTAGGTCCACCCGGTAAAGGTAAAACATCCTTGATTAAAAATATTGTTATACATGCTCGTCCACGATATCAAGAAGTGTTTTTAATACATGAGGATGCCGAATTTAGTAAAGAATATGATGATTTAGAACCGACTGATAAATTTAGTGAAATACCACCATTATCATTTTGGGAATATGAAGGACCTTATAAAAAAAGATGTGTGATAATCGATGATTTGGAATATACATCTGCAAACAAAGAACGATTGAAACGATTGGCTGTATTATTTCGATATGGATCATCACACAAAGGTGTATCAATTATATTCGCACATCAATCATTTTTTGATGTACCAACAATTACAAAGAAAATGACAAATGTGTACGTTATTTATAAACCTCAAGCAAGGAATGAATTATCATTAATAGAAAATCGTGTTGGTTTGCCAGGAGGTACTCTTGATGAAATGTTCAATACTATCGCGACAAAATTTAACGATAATATTTGCATTGATATAACTAAAAATACACCTGCACCAATACGATTAAATATTTTTCAACCTATTGAACTTAGTGATTCAGAAAATGTTTAAGACATGCCACTTTTGGGATGTTTAATAATTTCTTCCTGTGGTGTACGAAATGGTAAACCTAAAATTTCAAATATATTTTTAACATTATTTACAAGTATTTTTTTACCATTTTGATAAATACCATATTGATTTAAAGTATATCCCATTTCTTTAGCTCGCTTCCTCATCGCGATCACGAATTGTCGGGGATAACCATAAGCGAAATAAAATGTTGGTAATTCTTCCGGCTCTGCAAACCATATATTTATAACTAATTTTCTATCACCGAATTGTGGATAATAATCAAATCTCTTTTCGCCGATTGATGTATCGTGCCATATCTTTGGATATTTATTAACAAATTCATTATGATATTTAATTAATGGTATAGTTGTGATAAAATCTAAATCGTTAACTATTTGTTGTTTACTCGCAACACTACCAACTGGTATTAAGTGATTGCGTCCTGGTAAACATTTTGAAAATTTAACAGCTTCATTATAAGTTAGTGATGTAGCACCTTTTATTAATGTCATTTTTAATTAAGGATTATATATTTAAAATACCTTAACTTCATAAGAATCTCCTGATGCATTATCATCAACATATTCATCATCGCCATAATCATCAATATTATCATTATTTGGTAAATTAGCCATTTGAAATTTCCATTTTGATTGCTGATCTATTTGAGATTTTGTTGTTATTGATTTATATGACGGCGTCGATTGAGACTTTATCTCATACGGTGATTGTTTTTCCGCTGGTTGTTTATGAGATACTTGTCCTGATAATTTTTCAATTAATAATTTTCTGAACATTGTTGACATTTCTTCGGGTTCTTTATTTTTATAAGTTTCATTATTCTTTTTCAATTCTTCGCGGATAATCGATTGTATACTGTTACGAATATCTTCGGCTTCCTGATGTTTGTTGATTTGCGAGACCGGTGGTATCACTTGAACTGGTTGACTGTATTGGACACTCTGAATAAATGGTTTATGATTTAATAATGGAGCTAATTGAGATTTTGTCTCATAAGAATTAATTGAATTTTGTTCGTGTCCGATTTGTGTTAAAGTTGGTTTTTGTTCAACGCGATGGATATTTAAATTTTGGACTTGTGGAATCGGTTGCGGAAACATAGTTTTTGATTCAACAAAACGATTCGGATACAGGGCATACCGCTTCCTATATAATATACCTGATTTTAATATGTGTTTTTTGACTTCCGTGTCATAAGCATATAGATCTGGATATCGTTGATATAAAGGCATATTTTTCGACATTTTCGTTAATATATAAATATTAAGGAAATTAATTTAAAACCATAATTATAATACAAGAAATTAAATCAATGTCAGTTTCATCAGCATGCAGTAATATATCAGTCGGTTATAAAGGTGGTGCTATGCCTCTAGAGCAAGCTTTGGATGAGGTAGTTCGTGACTTACAGAAGCATTTAAATAGTGTTCAAACTAGTTTAAGAGGAATTGCCATGATTGTTGAACAAGATAATGATTTTCAGGAAGAAGTGAAATTATCCGATCTCTTGGATGACGATCTTCGCGAAATGGAATGGTTATTTAGCGATTTACGCTCGATGGCATATGATTTGATTTCCATACCAGATGAGAAAGAAGATAAAGATTGGTTCAAAAATCATGTAAAAGATCGTAAAATTCTTGAGAAAAAACTTCAATCTGAACATGCTACACAGATTAAAGAGGAACGAAAAACTGCAAAAGTTGCATTAAAAGAAGCCAAAACATTAGGCGATATTGATGAGGGGGCCGATGAGAATTAATCTTTATAAATCTCTTATTTAATTAGTTACACTATTAAATCAAAATGTAATTCATCATCTACCTTCCTTAATATTTTTTGTGTTGTTCTTGGCATCTCTAATCGTCTGCATACATCATAATATTCTTTCATAGTTATTGAAAGAGCGTCACATATTCTTTTTAATTTAAAATTATTTATATGATAATTAAAATCAACATAATTATATATTTTTCTATCGTCTTCCATTAATATAATTCATTGAATTAAATTAATTAATTTATTTAGGTCACAACCAATTGAGCTGATGGATGTAATACTGGTTGAACTTTTGGTTTACGTCCTCTTGTTGCCGGAACTGGAGGTTGAGCTAATTGTTGTTCAGATTCATGCATTACATCCATATGTTTCTCTTGTTCGGGAAATGCATCACTTGCTGCCTTACCGATGTGTTTAGCTTCAAGTGATAGACGTCTAGCCTCCGCGCACTCTTTTGTAATATTCTGCAATGAACTTCTCAATCGTGTACCAGCCGATTTGTTACCGGCATTCAATTTAGTGTTTTCAAGTTGAGCGACCATTAAATACTTTTCAATATTTTCAAGATTTTGATGAATTTTATCCATTATAAATATTTGATTTATATAATTATATTTCATTTTAATTTTCATATATTTTTAAAATTAGAAATAGTTTCAGTTATTGATCTAACATATTCCCGCTTCCTTCGATTTAATCGTCTTCCAATTTCATTAGTAGCTCGTATATAATCCTTTTTTCTTATTTCATGAGCTTGTATTAATTTATTATCGCTTGTGCAATGACCAAAACAACAATAACGGCATTGAGGACATGCTAATTCATCACAGTCAAATCCATAACTATCGTTCGATGGATCAATCCATTTACATACTTGACCGAGACGCTTTAAATATGTCCGTCCACATATATTACAATGGTTACATGATCTACACGTCCTATTATTAATACTCATTTATAATATCTACCAAGTTTTTTTAATTTCTTTTTTTGTTTCGAATTAAGGGTATTTAATCTAATAAATTTAGAATTATCATCCATTATTTTACGCAATCTATCATAATTATTCCAAAATTCTTTATTTATAATTTCTTCACCAGCTTCCTCTCTTTTTTGTATATCAATTAAAGTTCTAATATCGCGATCATATCTTTCTAAATCATTCTTCATCCATTCAGTTTGACGTTCTATCTCTTCGTTGTGTCGTTCAATACATCTGGCTCTCCTTGCTTGTGTTCCTTCTATTCCATCACATTTTAATTGCCATAATGTATGTTCAGATATTAAAGGATTCTGAAAATGTGTATGATATTCTTTATCAGTTTTCATAAATAGTTTCTTTCTTTTAAAATTATCTTTTAGTTCCTGTATCACATTATTATAACATTGTTTATATCCATGAGTATATTCTTCAACCATATTCACCAATACTTTGGGCATTTTATCATACAAAAATAAATTTTCCATTTATATTTATACATCATATTATTTCATTTCTATTGCGCCTGAAGTTGATCAAGGTATTGTTTCATTAATGCTAATCTCATTTTATTTAATTTATTTATTTGTTCTTGATTTCTTTCATTGTAACAATTTTTGCACTCTTGTAGAATTGTCGTGTCGCAATAATCATCAATACAAAGTTGATAATTATATTCCATTTGAGGAATATCAGCCTTTAGGACTATTTTCTTACATTGATAGCAAATGCAATATTGTAAAGCATCGGCTTCTGAGATATCTTTTAAATCCATTATATAATATGAATAGATATTATAATTTGTTTTTATTATTATATGCGTAATCGCTGCTACATATTCTTGATTCTATTATGAATTCATCATAATATTTATTATTGCTAAGTATTTCATCGAGTGTAATCATATGAGATTCAAAACAATTCCCAGCCTGTTTTAGTTCTTTAAATGTATCGGTAAATTCACAATTGCAACATTGTCCTCTACGTTCATTATTACAAAAAAAGTTATTTATTCCAATTCCTCCCCAACACATTGACTGAATACCGTTTATTATCGATGATTCTAATTGTGTCATTACTTTATCATAATTCGTTCTATCTTTTGAATATTCATCAATTATATTTATTAAATCTTTTGGTAGATATTTCTCCATATTTATATATTATTGGTTTATATTTTTAATTTCATATATTTCGCCGTCTTCGTAACACATTCTTAAAATACTTTTATCTCTATGATCTCGACAAAAGAAAAACTCTCTATTTTTATTACCTCTTTTCTCACAATTATGACAGAAATCACTCATTTTAGTTAATTGGCCACATAATTTACAATTATGCAAAAGATTACATGCATAACATCGATCGCCGTATTTATATTTTGTTCCTTCATGACCAAATAATATATCATCCTTAAAATCTTTTGTTAAAAAATATTCACAGCAGTTACATATCTTTCCTTCATCATCCCATATGTCACAAGATAATTCACTAGAACAATCATCATTTTCTGGTTTTGTTACAGTCATTATATTTAAATGAATCTATTATTTAAATATACATTTACGACAATAGTAGGGATCGAACCTACACGACCTTTCAGTACACTAGATTAGCAATCTAGTTGAATTTCCAATTATTCATTACTGTCTCAATAATTTTAGTTCAATTAAGAACTGTACAATTAGCACGTGGGACCGAATAAATTAATATTGTCATCACTCCTCCTTGTAATTATCTTTTGTATTTGTCAATGTAATAATAGTTGATAGGTACCGATATGCTATCACTACACTATACACGAATACCTGTACAGGGAATCAAACCCCGGCCATCGGTTTAGAATTAATAAACTATTATTTCGGACTAATACATTATATGTTTTGAAATTAATTTTTCAAGATAATTATTATACAAATGGATTTAAAAGCTAAAGCTCTCGGTGCCACTGCATTTGGTGTTTCAAAAGTCAAAGGAAAACGATATTATGTAATCTACGATAATAAAATTATTAATTTCGGTTCTGATGATGGATCAACATTTATTGATCATCACAATATTAATAAAAAAAGAGCATGGAGGGCAAGACATTCTAAAATTAAGAATAAACAAGGTCAGTATGTTTATAAGTTACCATCAAGTCCGTCATTTTGGTCTTGGCATTTACTTTGGTGATTTTTTCTCTTTCTTGTACTGGTCATAACATTTTTCATTGCAATACAAATCGAAATTACACCAGTACATTTTACTCCGTGATTGTTCTTTATTGCAATGCTCGCATTTTCGGATGGCTTTATTCCGACATTCACAACTGCAATAAACATGTCTCGGTCTAGCATGTTCTTGAGATTCAAATAATGTATTCATATCTCCTTCTTTGTCACATACCTCACATTTTCTAATATCTTTCGCCTGTTCTTTAAATTCTTTTATCCAGTCCTTTCTGCAGCGTTTAGAACAAAAATAAGCATCATCGCATCTTTTGCTTTTAAAAACTTCTTTATCTTTTACTGCATCATCAAGGCAATCATTACATATGTATCCATGACCTGAATCAGATTCAAATCGTTCACAGCATCCTTCATAATGACATTGCCTAAAATTTCCCTCATACTGTGATTCACGACAGTTACCGCAATAATGATAATCTACACCCATTTATATATTAGTATTGGGAATTTCATCTTTGTATGTAATCCCATATTCGTGAAATAAATGATCTCGTTCCTTTTCAAAAGCATTGAATGATTTTTTATCGGTTAAATTATGTTTGAGTGATTTTATCCTTTTCTTGCTTGATGTAATTCCAATTTCGCACCAGCTACAATATTCACATACTGAACAGATTGCTTTATTACATCGTTCAAAGTGTTCAGATGGTATTTTTTTACCTTGTTTTAAAGTCTTACAAAATGTTAAATCAAAATAATTCATTTTTGTATTACATGCTTCACATTTAATTTGTTCCCAAGTATCTAATCTAGACATTTTTAATTAACTTATATAAAATAAATAAATTAAATATCAATATTAAACTCGTGTCCTAATTGTATTTTATACCAATTATGTATTACCTTAAAATCTTCATCGCCTTCTGTTCTTTTTATATTAGATCTTAATTCTTGTAATCGAGTAACACATGTTTCGCATATTTCACAATCCTTACAAATAAATTGTTTACATCTTGTTATTGCCGAATCAATAAATGGACCACAGCGACGTTTTGTTTTACATAATAATATTTCAATCATTGGCATTCCACACTTGGTACAATGAATAACTTCTTTTTCTTCTAATTTCGACATATTTGATTATATATTAAATATAATTAAATTAAATTATGTATTTTTCACACTATCAATTAAACTGCAAATTTTAGTGAATTCTTTCATTATTTCTTCTTCATCTTGATCAAGTTTCAAAACTTTTTCATTGAGACGTTTATTTTCATCCGCAAGCATCTGATATCTAATATGATATTTTTTTTGATAATGATTTGTCTTATTAGCCCTTGAATATGTATGCTGGCAAATATCACATGTCAAAACTCGTAATGAATAATCACGCATTTTCTTCTTTTGTGATTCAAGATTGTCCTCATAATATTTTTTCATTATTATTTTATTTCTTGCTTTTACATGAGGTTGTGACATATACTCTTTATGTGTTCGATTTGGCATATATACATTTAACGATGGTTTTAATATGTTATACCAATGTTGTTCCCGGGCTACTAATTCGAGTCTTGTATTACAAGGATACGATTCAATAATTATTATTTGAAAATTATCGAATCCTCCATTATCTCGAATAAATTGATAAACCTTGCGACGATATGTTTTTCCAACACGGTTAGTAGTGGCTTTTTTATGTGCATATTTTCGTGATGTAAATGAACATGTTGATCCGATATACATATCAGATATATTATCATCTTTTGATACGATTTTATAAACTACTCCTTTTCTATAATCTTTCATTAAAAACTATTATTATACTATATATCTATAATAAAATAATTATTTATTGGCACAATCAAAACAGTAATGATATTTAACCATTTCAGTGCCACAACTTCGACATGGATTCCATTCAACGCAATGCTGACATACTTTTCCGTATGGAATCATTAATTTCATATCCTCATATATCTGACAATCAACCAATCGCGGATGATTATTTTTCTGAATCCATGTACCTTTTCGTTCAGAATCAAGTCCTGTCTTACATTGTTCACAATATTCGCGATCAGGTTCTTTTTTCTCAAAATATTTATTATTAACATAATCTAAATGAGAAGCGTGTTCTGGGTTATTTGTTCGATATCCACCAGTACATACCATTTCAACTAAATCAACATAATCATTTGATACGCTTCGAAAAGGTTGTCGTGGAACATATTTCGATACTCTCTTCCGAATCAGTTTCATATTTGATTCAAATTCTGGACATTCGGGAATACAATCCCATGGACCATTTGGATTACATTCACATGTAGCTCCGTGCTTCCAATTTGCTGCGCAATTAATTTCTTCATCTATAGGTTTTTTAGCTCGTGTGACTTTGTATAGTCTAGACATAGTATTATACTATATTCTCTAACAATTATTTATTTTGTCTAAACGCATCAAATTAATATAATAAATTAGAATAGTACAATGGAGACCGATAAAACAATATATTACTGTTATATGTGCCAGGATACATATGATGATCAAATCAATACAACTAAATGTAAAGGAAAAGAATGCATAAATACATGTTGTCCGACGTGTGATTTTTGTTCATTCAATTGTCAACGCAATTTGAAAGCAATAATATATCAAATCAATTTATTGAAAGATCAAATAAAAGATTTAGAAATATTATCATCAGAATTAACTTTAATGGCCAGCAATTCCCAAAAATCCACCTCTTTGTCTTCTATGCCGTCTACCACCAGCGGCAGCCCTTAAACCTTTTCTAAGAATATTACCATACATATTGCCACCGACTAAACGATGTGATCTCCTTCGTCTACCATATCCTAATGTATCTGCAACACTCCCAACTACCCCCGCTACATTACCAATAACCGGTAAACCGGATAAGGCGGAACCAACTGTTGAAATAATTTTATTATTTTTTACCCAGTCATGGGCCTTCTTGAGCCAACTAAATAGCCCTTTTCCATGCATTGCACGATGATGTCTTCGTTTTCTACCACTTCCATAACTACATCCTTTCATTCTCGGCATTTTGTATTCCTTTATAAACAAAGAATATATTTTTTATTTAAAATCGCATTGCATATTCCAATCCATATTTATCTAATGTTTCACTAATAAATTCATTATATACCTTTGCATTATGCTTATTCATAATAATATCAAGAAGTTTCGTATCACTAAGAAACATCGGGAGATGATACGATACATGTATTAAACAAGCTGATCTTGACATTCTTTTTATCATTTCATTTAAACACTTTTCATAATTTTCTTTGTCTTTCAAATAATCATTAACAATATATTTAATGTCTTTTGGTAGCTCTTTATAAATGTTCATATATATATATTTATAATAATATATAATATAAAATAGACGCGCTCCTAGATAACCAAAGAGAGAATGAATTTTTGTGTGGAATACGATTCGCAAGTAATCACAATGTAAAATCTTATTTCATGTAACCACTTAAAGAAATGCTATTC